TGACGGTGAGTATGATGCGGGATTACTACCTATCAATGGCTTAATCATAGGTGCGGGCGATATTAGTCCTGGCTTCATTGCAGCAGATAACTTTGCGAATGATGACGCTGCGGGTGGCGGTAATGGCTTAATACCGAAAAACGTTTTACCTTGTGGTATAGATGCTCTAAACTTATTTATCTCATCGGGCGTTGCCACTCTACCTGGTTTTGCGTTGCTTCCAATAAAATCGCCGAACTTGCCAACCACATTACCTGCCTTACCTAAAACCTGGCTTGCCTCTGCTGCTTCTGCTCCAACGCCCGCTGCGTCAGCTGCTGGTGCCAACTTATCTAAAAGTCCTGCTGCTTTGGTAGCTCCGCTTGCAATTGCTGGAACTGCTTTTTGCTGTATAAATGTGCCTGCCTTACCAACTACATCACCTGCTCCTGCAACGAAATTGTTGAATCCTCTCTTGATGCTCCTACCTAAATTGCGAAAAAAGCTTTTGATGCCCATTATATTATAATGCTTATATTATAAATTATTTAGCAGCCAACTCTAATAACGCTTTTTCTGTTTCCTTCCGTTGCGTTGTTATTAAACTGTCAACCATTGTTGGCATATTCTTTTCACTAAAATCTACGCGTATTACAATGAACCAGTCAGGATTACCTACCAACTCTAACGGCGTGTAATCATCATTCAACAAACGAACTCTTAAATACGATAGGTCTCGGTTCGCTATTTGACTAAAAAATGGCGTGGCATTGAAGTATTGCAAAATCTTGGTAGGCGTGCATGTAATTGGAATACGTGCCAATGTCGCACCGTTACTACCACTATTATCTTTGTTAGAAGTTTGGACATTATCCAGCTGGATAACTATACCTAATGTGCTTGTGAGATTTACTACTTTTGTATTTGTGAATGGGCTCGTGTTTAAACCATTTGCCACGAATCCCAAATTCTTGCCCATCGTGGTAGAGTTGATTGTAAAAGAACCGGCCGTTGCTGTGGTAGTTATTAGGTTGGTAGTTGAACTATATGTGAATGAAACACTATATGTATTGAAAAAAGCGTTTAACAATGTTATCACTGATGCAATGACGTAATTGCCTGCGGGTAGAGTAAAAGTGTTACCATTAATTGTAATGCTATTATTCTTTGAATTTACCATATTGATAGAAATTGGAATACTTGCCTGCTCTAATCCAATTACAAAATGACTCGTGTCTGCATTAGCTAATAACATCGGCGAAAAGTAAAAGTTAATGTCAGTGTTAAGTGTCGCTGAATTTAACACTAAATTCTGTCCTTGTGTTGACAGGAATATTTTGGAAGAACTATGGGTAAGTGGATTGCTCATTTACATATAGTTATATATTAATACGCTTTGCGAATAAATTGTCTGGGCTTTTCTTCCACGGGCACGGGCTCGGGCACTGGCACAGGTTCCGGTTGTCGCACTGGTTCCGGTGCGGGCTTTGGTTTAGACTTCTTATTCTTAATAATGATAACAGGTGCATCATCATCATCGCTATCGCTCGCATCTTGGAACTGTATTACTGTGGGCTTGGGCTTCTTCTTTTGCTTGGGCACTTCGGGCACAATGATTTCTTTCTTGGGCTTGGGCTGTGCGGCCGCTTCATCGTCACGTTCTTGCTGCTTCTGTGCAGCTCGCACTTCTCGTGCGTGGGCTAATGCATCTAACTGCCGTTGTGTCGCTACACGCTTTGGCTTCTCGATTGCACTCTCCTTCTCGGTCACTTCAAACAGTGTCTGTTCTTCGCTATCGTTGTCCATCTATATAATGCACAAAGATATTATTGCTGGCCATTTTATCCTATATTTATTGCTAAAACGCTATTCAGGTCGGGCTTTAATTTATCAATGTAAAACTGTTCTCGGGTTCTCCGCTCGATAGCAGAGTCAGTTACAAACTCTTCTAACGCTTCCATTCTCCACTCCTTAAATCCTCCGCTACCCAATATGCATTTATAAACCTTGCGGTTGGGTGCTTCGTGTGACTTCTGCTTGTGTTTCGTCAAACGTTGTTTCATTGTCTTGGTAGTACTACCTACGTAGAATGAGTCGCATGTTTCGCTAAATAATCGGTAGATGATTGCCATTTCCTTTTATCTTATGCGGATATTTTATTTTCGGGCGTTGTAACAAATAGACGTAATTCATCTATTACGTCCAATATTTCCTTGCGTCCAAAATCGCCGATACGTTCATAGTTTTGAATCTGGTCACATAAAAAACACTTCTGGTCATATGGCAAACACGGTGTCATCATTACTACCTTTATGAACACACGCTTGAACTCATCTGGCATTCCACGTGAAAAAAAGGCACGACTTAACCTTAAATTATTTTCTTTTTCTTGTTTTTCTTCGTTCATTTTTATATGGTTAGATTTTTATTTACCGAATAGTTCGGCCATTTTTTTTGTTTGCCATTCTTCAATTGCTTTCATTCTTTCCTGCCTAAATGTGGTGGCACACGGCATGCACATGCATACGTTCATTTCTTCATCGACGAATTCGCATTTGTTGTTAGCCATTGTATCGCCGCATTCACTGCATTCCATATAGCCTTCGTTGAAACACTCGTCACGCAATTGAATCAATTCGTCCATTAGGTCAGGTGCAATGTCCATTAATCCGTAACGCTCGGTTCTATGACTGTAATCCAACATCAACTTGGTCAATACCTCAATTGCCGCATCGTAATCACATAAACCACCGCTTCTTTTCAATTCGCTGATTCCTTCTAAATCATCGGCGATGACTTCTTCTTCGTTGTTTTGGGTGCAACACAAACAGACGTTATCGATGTAACTGCCTGCATACTGGTATTCCTCCACTGCATCGCCACATACAATGCAGCTGTGGCGGGCACAATGTGTGCATTCGCCGCATCTGTAACCGAACTCTCCACACACTTCTTCCTGTTCTACTTGGCTCATTTTACTTGCTTGTTACTTGTTGTTAGATGCTATATATTTTTGTCAATTAAATAGTTCAATTTTTTACGGCCTCGTAACAAATTTTGTTACGTCCGGGTTTGTCTTTGTTACGCCCACTTCAATTCATTTTCCTTTGTATTTTCAACCACTTTTCTTCCATCTATCTTTGCAATAACATTAACCTTTAATGTTTTTGTATCTATAAACATGTGTGACAGTATTTTACCTTCCTTATTAAAATACAGCGGTGACACTTTTAACTCACTAACGAACCCGACACATAGGTCTTTCTGTTTTATAATTTTGATAAATTGTTGCTCCGTTATTTTGTTTTGATGAAAATGTGCTTGCACAGCAATCATTAAACGGGCGTTGGCTATAATTATGTTTTCAGCGTTCATTGTTACTTCTTTTGATGCTATAAATATATGCCTGTCGGTAGAATCAATTTTTTATTTAAGTCGTAACAAAAGTTGTTACGTTGCAATAAAAAACGTGCACATAGCACCTTTTTTATTTTGTTTTTGTTACGTTTATTCTTCCTCATCATCTTGGTCTTCATCGCTATCTTCATAATTTCTGTTAATACTTACACGGCACATCGGGCACTTTAACTTACCTTTCATATTGCTAATGCATCGTCCACACACTGTATGATTGCATTGCTTAAAATGCGTGCGGGTTTCGTCGTAACACACACAGCATTCTGCCGCATTACAATCTGGCTTGCACTTTCCCATAGATGCTAAATTATACATAGCCTTTAATGGTATGTCTTCAATCAGTTCGGCAATTTTTAGAAAACGTCCTCTTTTGTTGTCCCAACGTAACTCTTCTAAACTAATGAACATAGATTCAACTGCTTGTTGAATATTAGCGGCTGTGAAACAGACGTGTTTTTCTTCGTCTCTGCTGTATGGATTGGATATAGTATGAATTAGGTGGTGGTCAGTATAATAACGGATTGCACTATCATATACATTGTTAAATGGTATGATGCAGAGTTCAATGTTGTGCTTGTAAATGAGTATGCTTGCTTCGCCTATTTTGACACCATCAATGCTGCCAACTGGTATATAGACAATGCTATTTCTTTTTTCATCATTAACGTATGCAATATATTTTTCAGTAATGTATTTTGTTAGGTCTTGGACTGCGATGTTGTTAATGGTGGCCATTGTATAGTATGTATAGATATTATTCTCTATGTTGTTTTATCTATAATTACATTTCTTCTAAATGAATCAATTTTTTACACTTTGTCGTTTAATTTCCCATATACGGGTCAGTTGATTTAGTATTCCTTCTTAACCACGTTGTCTTGTCGTCCAAAAACGGTCTCGCTAAAACGTCATAATCATTTATGTCTAATCTTTCACTTAAAAAGACTGCGTCGTGGTCTCTGTTGTATTTATTTAAAATGGTATTTATTTGTCTTATATATGATTTGTGTATTTTCTTTGCTTCATCTAACGTTTCGGCTTTTTTTAACTGCTCAATCGTCTTCTTTAAATTCGCATTTATTTTCGGGTCTACTTCTAACTCACGCCACCTTTTCAGGTCTGCTTTTCTTTTTTTATCGTCGTCGCTTTCTACATACTTTGGTCTTGGGCGAAAAGGTATTGGCTTAATTA